AGACAACCTTCTGTTGTTTTCTTGCAGCGTCGTACATACGACAGGGCGTCAAGGTTGTGTACTGGGCGAACGAGGAGCCTGCTGATCGCATCAAGTTGCGTATCATCCAGTCCTTCTTCGAGGTGACGGATGAGGAGATGCGGCAACAGCGTGCCGTGCTGGCACAGAGATACCTGACAGAGGTGGCCCCGTATCTGCGGGTCATGGACTCGGTTGGCACGTCTGTTGAGGAAGCGGACGAGTATGCCAAGCTTAATAAGCCTGACGTGATGTTCATGGATCAGCTAGACAAGTTCCGCATCAAGGGCGAATTCAATCGTCAGGACGAGCGACTGAAAGCTATCTATGTGTATGCACGAGAGATTGCCAAACGCAACAAGATGCTTGTGTGGGCTGTCAGTCAGGCAAGCTACGAGGCCCATGATCGTCAGTTTATTGACTACAGTATGTTGGACAACTCGCGTACAGGTAAGGCTGGCGAGGCTGACATCATCATTGGTATCGGCAAGACTGGATCAAGTGAGGTAGAAAACGACGTGCGCCACATCTGTGTGTCAAAAAACAAACTGAATGGCTGGCACGGCATGATCCACGCACAGATCGACATCAACAAGGGGGTGTACTTCTGATGAATGTTTTGACGTTTGATGTGGAGACAACCCATGTCGAGAAGCGTGGTGGTGGACATACGCCCCTGCCGTACTTTGGCAACAGGTTGGTATCAATCGGATACAAATGGCTACAAAGCAAGGTGGCGTACGACTGTTACTATCACTCGACGGAGCCGCCTACTCCGGCTGCGACGGAGGGCTTCCAATTGGCACTGAACTATACTGACGTTCTCGTGGGCCACAACATCAAGTTTGACCTGACGTGGATACGAGAGTGTGGCTTTACATATGAGGGACATATCTATGATACGATGGTTGCGGAATATCTTTTGGCCCGTGCAAGACGTTGGCCTCTTGGACTTGCTGCTCTTGCAAAAAAGTATAACGTCACCCAAAAGGAGACGGACCTTGTGGAGCCGTATCTCAAAGAGGGCAAGACGTTCTACGACATACCGTGGGAGATAATAGAAGAGTACGGTCGTGCAGACGTGCTTGCTACGGAAGAGATTGCACTGAAACAACTAGACGCCTATGGCGTAACATTCGAGGAGCTATACAATGAGCCTAGTGCCAACACTAAAGCTGTCGTTGGAAATGACCAACGTATTGTCACAAATTGAACGCAACGGACTGCGTATCAATTTGGACACGCTTGCTGACATACGCAAGCAATACGAAGAGGAGATGCTGGAGCTAGAGGCGCGACTGATGAAGTTGGCCCGTGAGGCTATGGGTGACACGCCTATCAATCTGTCTAGCCCAGATGACCGCAGTGTCCTGTTGTACTCGCGTCGCGTACGTGACAAGAAGGAGTGGGCGCGTATGTTCAATCTGGGGCATGAGATGCGTGGCTCGACCATGAAGCCCAAGCAACGCACTCGTATGTCGGAGAACGAGTTTCGTGGTATCGTACGTCGTCACACAGACGTGGTGTATCGCACACGGGGTGAGATGTGTCAGGAATGCAACGGCACAGGCCGCATACAAAGCATCCGCAAGGACGGCAGTCCGGGCAAGGCTATTCGTGTGTGCAAGGCTTGCGGTGGTAGCGGTGTGTTCTACACGTCCACCGGCAGAGTGGCTGGCTTCAAGATTGTGCCACGCAACTCGTTTGACACAGCGTCAGCAGGATTCCGCACTGACAAGACCACATTGGAAGAGCAACTTGAAGACTTGCAGGGGGATGCACATGAATTTGTTTCAGCGTATACTCGCTACAACGCTCTCAAGACGTACATCAACACGTTCGTCGAAGGCATGGAAAACAACGTCGATGACCACGGTTTCATCCATCCGGAATTCATGCAGTGTGTTACGGCGACGGGTCGCCTTTCGTCTCGTAACCCGAACTTTCAAAATATGCCACGTGGTAATACCTTCGCAATACGCAAGGTTGTCGAGAGCCGCTTCGAGGGCGGCCTTATCATGGAAGGAGATTACTCGCAACTAGAGTTTCGTGTAGCTGGCTTTCTGGCTGGCGATAAGCAGGCATACGCTGACGTGCGAGACGGCACAGACGTACACAGCTACACGGCGGACGTGATTGGTTGCACACGGCAACAGGCCAAGGCCCACACGTTCAAGCCTCTGTATGGCGGCACCACAGGCACGGATGCACAGAAGCGATACTACCGTGCCTTCAAGGAGAAGTACGAAGACATCACCATGTGGCACGGGGAGTTGCAGCGACATGCAGTCAAATACAAAAAGGTCCGACTACCATCCGGCAGAGAGTACATGTTCCCCGGATGCAAGTGGACAGAGTGGGGCACAGCTACTAACCGCACCGCCATATGCAACTACCCTGTGCAGGGGTTTGCCACTGCGGACCTTCTTCCTCTGGCTTTGGTGTCCCTACAGAAAACAATTACGGATGCCAACATCCGCAGTGTGATTTGCAACACGGTCCACGACTCGATTGTCATGGACGTGCATCCAGACGAGAAGGACACGTGCATAAATATTTTGCAACACGCAATGCTGTCCTTACCTTTTGAAACCATTCGCAGATACGGACTGACCTATGACATGCCAGTGGGCATAGAAATTAAAATAGGAAAAAACTGGCTTGACTTGGAAGAAGTTAGTTTGTAATATCTTTCTACAACCCTAAAGAACGAGGTGACAATGTTAGGGACAAATGTAGCGGCACTTGACGATGTGGATAAACTCGTCCAAGCATTCGAGTCTGGTGATGATCAGGCTCTGATGGACGCATCGGGGCAGTCAACTGGCGGCAACCGTCAGGTCGGACTGCCTCGCATCAATATCAATTACGATGCAGAGGACGACGAGGGGAAGCCCTTGACCCGTGGTGAATGGAAGATGATGCACGAGGGCAAGATGATCTACGCGCCCTCTGTTGACATACAGATTCTGTTGCGAACCTACGAGTACAGCGTGTGGGATCAGGAGACAAACTCTTTTTCCTGCAAATCGGTCCAGAAGACTGTGCTGTCAGGGGACTTTCCGGACAGTCTTGGGGGCAACAAGTGTGGCCGCCTGACACGGGAGCAAGAGGACGCGCTGTCAAAGGACGATCCTGCCTACCTGCATTCACGCTCTGTGGTGTGTAATCAAGTCATCTATGGTAAGATCACTGGTGACTTTGTAGATGCAGACGGTAACGGGGTGCAGGTCGTTGATCAGCCAATCATATCCTACTTCAAGAGGTCTGGCTTCAAGCCCGTTGCGGACTTTATCGACACGCTGAACAAGCAGAAGAAGGTGATGCAAAAATCTGTCGCCAACTTCTCTACCGGAAAGAACAAGAAGGGCAGCGTGACGTATTGGATACCCGTGGTCAACTTTGCAAAGGCCGTGGAGATTAAGGAAGAAGACAAGGAACTGATGCGGATGTTCGGGGACACAGTGAAGGCTCACAATGAGACTGTCACTAACCAATATCGCGAAGCAGTCAAGCTTGTAGCAACTGATGACGAAAGCGATCTAGCGTCGGATTTCGTCGATGTTCACGCAACTTAAAGTCCAAGACTTCCTGACAAACGCACTCCGGGGGGACGTAAATGTCTCCCCGGAAAGCATTAATTCCTTTTCCAAAGACTGCACAGAAGCCATCACCAAGCAAATGAGCCGTGGTGACGAGGGCTATCGTATACGCATGTCTGGACTGGGACGCCCTCTGTGTCAGCAACTGCTGGAGCGCGAGGGCCACAAAGAAGAGATGGAGTATAACGCTATATTCCGTTTCCTGTTTGGCGATCTGACAGAGGCTGTCGTGATGATGGCACTGCGAGAGGCAGGCGTCGAGATCGTAGACTTCCAACGCTCCGTTGAACTAGAGATAGCCGGGCACAAGATCAAGGGCACCCTTGACGTGATCCTGCGTGACGAGCTTGGCGAAGAGAAAGTCTGGGACATCAAGTCCGCAAGCGAGTGGGCATACAAATACAAATACACGGGCGCAGGTGGCTATGAGGCCATCAAGCGCGACGATCCTTTTGGCTACGCTATGCAGGGCTTCCTGTACGCAGAGGCCGTGGGCCTGCCCTTTGGCGGCTGGATCGTGGTTAACAAGTCCAGCGGAGAGATAGCTGTCGTAGACGTGCCTGACTGGTGCCAAGACGACAAGAAAGAATATCTCAAGGACGCCGTGCGGCGTGTCAAAATCTTGACAGACCCGAGTGTCAAACCTCGGGTGGACTTCAAAGACGAATTCGAGACGTTCCGCAAGGACGGCGAAGATGTCCGCACGGGCAACAAGCTGCTTGCAAAACAGTGTGGCATGTGCGGCTTCAAGCATCACTGCTGGCCCAACGCTGTGTATCACGACAAGGTTACGTCCCGTGCCAAGAACAGACCGAAGGCATGGTACAGCCGCTTGAAAAAGAAGGTTCTGTGATGCCATACATCTTCGTGCGAGACTACGACATCGATCTGATGGAGTTGAACAAGGACATGCACCACGTCTTTGTCGAGTCTGTTTCGCAAGCCGGTGGGGAGCGCAAGGTCGTGTACATGCGTCAGCACGAACGCGGCCTGCCCTTCACGTTGCGAGACAACTATTCTGACATGGGCCTGTTTACTGCCGAGACAGAGGCACGTGACATGCGTCAGATCGAAATAGAACTACAAAACATCAGTCGCCTATCTTTCAACGGAGCAAATGTGTGTGTGCCGATATTGCCCCTCTCAAGAGAAATGGACAGTATACAAAGACTATCCCCAAAACTGGCAGGCTACATGAAAAAAAGAATGGACTCGATAGGGATGTCACTATGAAGAACATGGGGGGATACAGGTCGCACTTCGAGTTGAACGTGGCTAGAGCGTTGCGACAGCGGGATGTAAAGTTCGAGTACGAGAAGCGTAAGGTTACGTTCGTGCCCAAGCCCCGCACCTACACACCCGACTTCTACTTCCCATCCACAGATGTATTCGTAGAGGCCAAGGGCAAGTTCGATAAGAACGACCGCGTGAAGATGCTGCTTGTCAAGGAACAGAATCCGGACTTGGATATTCGCCTTTTGTTCCAGAACGCACGCAACAAGATTTACAAGGGGTCAAAGACCACGTACGGTGCTTGGGCTGACCGCCATGGCTTCGAGTGGGCCGAGGGCAGCATACCGGAGGGTTGGTACAAAAATGGACGAAAATGATATGGAATCAATGCTGGAGAGGGCCAGCCTGTTGCAAGACAGGTGGTACATCGTCCTGCGTACAAATGACGAAGACAGCCTCAACATGGCTGCCTACGACACGACCGTTGAAGATGAAGACGACGACTACTTTTCCGCTGGCACAGTTGTGTTGTCGGGACTGATAGAGCTAATGGAATCTGACTTTGATCGGGTCATGGCGGCGGGTCTGGCCCGTCTGCGCTTTGAACATGAGAAGCATGTGATAGAGGAAGTCACAGGCAACGGTGCAAACGTAGAAAGATTTCCGGGCAAGAACATCATCAAGGTAGACTTTGGTAAGAAGCAATGAGACACGAAGAGTACATGCGAATGAAAGCGGAAAAAGAAACGATGGGATTGGAACTTGTTGGATCAGACATGGTGAACAGTCCACCACACTACAATCAGGCAGGAGTTGAGTGCATCGAAGCCATACGCGCTGCCACAGACGAAGGCTATCAGTATTACCTGCAAGGGAATATCATCAAGTACCTCTGGCGTTATCGCTACAAGAATGGCGTCCAAGACCTAGAAAAGGCACAGTGGTACTTAGACAAACTAATCGAGGAGATAAATGATGAATAACATGTTGCCCACACCCTACCAGCAGTTTATCCACAAGTCCCGCTACGCACGCTGGCTTGACGACGAACAACGCCGAGAGAACTGGGACGAGACTGTAGAACGCTATTTGCAGTTCATGGTCGATCACGTCAAAGAGAAGCACGACTTTGATATAGAGTATCTGTGTCCCGGTGATGTGGGTAAGCTACGTCAGGCGATACTTAGTCAGGACATCATGCCGTCCATGCGTGCCATGATGACTGCTGGTCCCGCTCTTGCACGGGACAACATCTGTGGGTACAACTGTAGCTACATCCCCGTAGACAGCCCCCGTGCGTTTGACGAGTGCATGTACATCCTGATGTGTGGCACAGGCGTGGGCTTCTCTGTGGAGCGCGAGAACGTGGACAAGCTGCCGGTGATCAGTGACGGTATGCAACCCACAGACACAGTGATCAAAGTCGGCGACTCCAAGCCCGGATGGGCCAAGGCGCTGCGTGAACTGATTGCGCTGCTGTATGCAGGACACATTCCGAAGTGGGACTTGTCTGCCATACGCCCATCTGGTGCGCGTCTGAAGACGATGGGTGGCCGTGCCTCTGGCCCGGGTCCGCTCGAAGATTTGTTTAACTTTGCTGTACAACTATTTGTAAAGGCACAAGGTCGTCGTCTGTTTCCTATCGAGTGCCATGACCTGATGTGCAAGGTGGGCGAGGTCGTTGTGGTGGGTGGCGTACGTCGCTCTGCTCTCATCAGTCTATCGAACCTCAACGACGACCAGATGGCACACGCCAAGTCAGGCGCGTGGTGGGAGAACGAGGGACAGCGTGCGCTGGCTAACAACTCTGTTGCCTACAAGGGCAAGCCCGAGATGGGCACGTTCATGCGCGAGTGGTTGTCTCTGTATGACTCCAAGTCGGGGGAGCGTGGCATCTTCAATCGTGACGCTGCCGACAAGCAAGTTGCTCGTAACGAACGTCGCGAGACAGGACACATGTGGGGCACCAATCCCTGCAGCGAGATCATTCTGCGTCCCTATCAGTTTTGCAACCTGTCAGAGGTGGTTGTCCGTGACTACGACACACTGGAAGACCTAAAAGAAAAGGTCCATCTTGCGACTATCTTGGGCACGCTGCAGTCCACTCTCACTGACTTCAAGTATCTGAGGAAGATATGGAAGACCAACACAGAAGAAGAACGATTGTTGGGCGTATCCTTGACTGGTATCATGGATCATCACGTTTTATCAAAGACCGTCGATTCCGCTCGTTGGCTCGAAGAGATGAAGCGCGTAGCCGTAGACACAAACTGGGACTTGGCAACAAAC